TGGAACCTTTGTCAACATCACTCAAGACCAAGTGAACTATCAGTGGAACCGGATGAAATCTGCGATGGATCTTGGTGATGACAAGTTCTTTGTCCCTCACATCTGTCGCCACACCTTTGCATCACGGTTGGTGCAGCGTGGTGTTGGCATCACGGTGGTGCAGCAGCTCTGTGGTCATAAGACGTTGGAGATCACTCTGCGTTATGCTCACCTCGCACCATCCAATGTTGAAGACGCTATTCAAAAACTGGAGGAAGATCATGCAGCGGCACGCTGAACTAGAGCGATTCAAAAAAGCAGAGGCACAAACCAAGCTGGCATCTTGCCATGTTGACTGGGAGTTCTACTGCTCGGCTACGAAAAAAGATTGGATCATCAGTATGACCATTGGTGATACCGATTCTCCAACTGCATTGGTTGATACCCGTGTGCAAGAATGGAACGTCATTGCCACCACTGGCGATACCACAGTTCCTTACCATTGCAAAGAGACATGCCGTAAGGTGATGGATTCTTTCTTTTGGTACAGCTTTGATAAACCCTCGATCCACATGGATCAAGTTCATCCAGGCGTGTTTCAACAATTGATGCCGACCGCGAGACGGATGGCTCATGATGATCCCATTTGGGGAGGAGAAAAATGAATGACTACATATCTCATCTGTCCCTCTGTGCTGGTATCGGGGGTGTGGACCTTGGACTGCGAAGAGTGGTCCGAAATCTCAGCACCGTTGCTATGGTGGAGAGGGAAGCCTTCTGTGCCGCGAACTTGGTGCAAAAGATGGAAGAGGGAGAGTTGGATCCGTGTCCTGTCTACACGGACTTGCTGCGGTTCCCTTGGGAGCGATTTCGAGGCAGAGTGGATATCGTCTCTGGAGGATTCCCATGCCAACCCTTCTCGGTCGCTGGAAGTCGCAAAGCCACCGAAGACGAGCGACACCTCTGGCCTCACATCAAGTCAGGGATGTCTGTTCTCGGAAACCGAGTCTGCTTCTTCGAGAACGTCGATGGAATCGCCTCAGCCAAGTCACCCGGATACCACTCAGTTCTCCACCATGTCCTCAGCGACTTGGAAGAAATGGGTTTCCGCGCAACGGCAGGCCAGTTCTCAGCGAAGGAAGTTGGCGCACCGCATTTGCGAAAGCGATGGTTCATCCTCGGCGTGGCCCACACCGACTCCGATTCATGCGACCAGAGGCAATCACGACGAACCTGTGGAGAAGTATCAGAAGAGGGTTCGGGATTACGAAGAGGGCAGAGCCAAGGGCAAGCCGGGGAAGAGCCTGGGAGTTGCGGTGAACTGGCCCACTCCGACCACGGGCGAGAACAACTATCGTCTGAACAAGGGTCCGGACAACTCCCTGTCGGAGAGATGCCTTGGAGCGATGGCGAGGAGTGGCCTGCTGGATTCGGGGAACAACAACACGACTGGGAATACCCAAGGACACTTGAATCCGGATTGGGTAGACCAGCTCATGGGGTTCCCGGGGAAGTGGACTGCCCTAAACGAGGGGGGCATCTTGATCGAGTGGATCGACTGAGAGCCTTAGGTAACGCGGTAGTACCCGCCGTCGCTGCAAAAGCATTTAGTACCCTTTGGTGGAGACTTCATGAATGAAATGTTATCTGTGTGATACTGAACTTATTTGGGGAGGTGATCACGATTGTGTGGACGAACCGGTCAGCATTTACTATTCAGTGGTGACTAACCTGTCTTGTCCGAACTGTCAAGCGTTTGTTTTGGTATATCATCCAAGAGATGATGGAGAATCGGAGGAGGCTTGATGAGCAAGCAACTTGATGCTGAGAAGAAGATGCTTGAGGCTGGACGGGAACGCTACTGGCGTAACTACCGAAAGTCACAAGCCGCTGGTATGGAAGCCAACACGCCTGTAGGACGCAGGCTCCTCGCTGAGTCAGTCACAAAGCTGACCAGAGGCATTGAGGAATGGAAACGCCAAGCATCCAAAGCACCTGGAATACGACACCGTGCGTTGGATTACATCGAACAACTACAGCCCAAGGTCATCGCTGCGATCACCGCAAGGTCTGTCATTGATTCAATCAGTCACGGCAAGAAACTGACACGATCCGCAATGACCGTGGCTCGTCTTCTTCAGGACGAACTGTTGTTCACAACGCTTCGCAAAGAAGAGCCGGACTTCTGGCGGTTGACTCAGATGAACCGTCAGCGTGCGATGAAGTCAGGACCGCAGTATCACGCTGACTTCATCAAACGTGCCGCCAAGCATTCGGACATCATGTTCCCCAAGTGGCCTCAGCGTGACTCCCTTGCTGTTGGTCTGGTCTGCGTGGAACTGATGCGTCAATACACCGGCATCATTGAGATCAATCAACGCCGTGGGTTTGATGGTAAGACCACCACGATTGTCCAGGCGACTGACGAAATGTTGGACTGGATGAAGAAGTCTCACAGCTTCAGCGAAGTCTTGAACCCTGTGTTCATGCCAACGGTCGATACACCAATGGACTGGGATACGGTCTACTCCGGCGGTTATCACGGAGTCATGTGGAAGCCAAGACCTATGGTCAAGACCCACGACAAAAGACTTCTGAATGAACTGCACGGCATTGAGATGCCTGAGGTCTTCGAGGCCATCAACATTGTTCAGAGAACTGGATGGACAATGAACCCGTTTATCTACGGGACCATGAAGATGGCTTGGGAAGACGGTGCATCTTTGGGAGACCTGCCGCCTGCTGAGGATGAACCACTGCCTGACAAGCCTGAGGACATCGACACCAACAAAGAGGCCCGTCGTGAATACTGCCGGATGGCTGCGTCGATCCACAAAGACAACGAGTCAAACCAAAGCAAGCGATTGCAACTGGTCAAGGCTCTCCAGCTTTGCGAAGAGTATGACGGAAAGACTATGGGCTTCCCCCATCAGTTTGACTTCAGGGGACGCATGTACCCCATGCCCTACTTCTTGCAACCACAGGGAACAAGTTGGGCCAAGTCTCTGTTGATGTTCAAGAACGGTGCGGAGATGAAGACCGAAGATGATGTGTCGTGGCTTGCGATTGCCGGAGCGAACCGGTGGGGCCACGACAAGAAGACTTTTGTTGAGCGGATCGAATGGGTTCACTCCAATACAGAATGGATTGAAGACTGTGCCAAAGATCCCCTCGGATACACCCAATGGACGAAAGCAGATGAACCGTGGGAGTTCCTCGCGTTCTGCGATGAATGGGCGAGATTCAAAAGACAAGGCTTCGGCTTCATGTCGGCTCTGCCTTGTTCTCAAGATGGAACCTGCAACGGAATCCAAATCCTCAGCCTCGCAAGGCTAGACCCAATCGGAGCGTATGCAACGAACTGTATGCCCTGCGACAGACCCCAGGACATCTACGGCATCGTCGCAGATAAGGTCGTGCAGAAGGTCATGCAGTCTACCCATGAGTTTGCCATTGGATGGCAGCAGTTGGAGATCAACAGGTCTCTGGTCAAACGCCCAGTGATGACTCTTCCGTATGGGGTGACGCTGTTCAAGGTCAAGCAGTACCTCTCGGATCACCTTCGGGTTGAAGTCAAGAAGGGTATGCACAATCCGTTCGGTGATGAGATCCGCAGGCCCACGGCTTGGCTGGGTGACATCGTTTGGGAGTGCATCAAGGAAACGGTGTCTGGAGCTGTGGAGATCATGGACTGGCTCAAGGAGTGCGTCAAGATTTCTATCGAGAACGACACCCCGCTTCGTTGGTTCACCTCTGACGGCTTCATGGTTCGCCAGGCTTATGAGTGCCTGGAACGCTACACCGTGAAGACCAGCATTGGTCAAGTGATTCGCCAGCAACGGCTACGCTCCGAGACCGGAGAACTGTCGATGCGTCGAAACTTGAATGGGATCACTGCAAACTGGACTCACAGTTGGGACGGATGCGTCAATCGCTCATCAATCCGTACCGCCCATCACAATGGGGTGACAGAGGTTGGCAGTGTGCATGATTCTTTATCGACACCAGCACCACATTGCGGTATTATGGCTGCAAGCATCCGCGAGGCTGCGATTGAAATCTTTAGTGATGACCCCTTGGAACGGTTCCGTCAGGGTCAACAAGCGATGCTCCCGCAAGGTATAGACCTGCCGGAGCCTCCCCAACGGGGGGATCTCGATATCAATGTCCTTCGAGATGCCCCTTACTTTTTCAGTTGAATCCAAAGGAGGATTCCCACATGGACAGTGTTCGTCTTATTTCACCGTTTGGTACTGCGGTTTATCCGTGGCTCAATGATCCCGACACTCGGTTTGAACCTGAAGGTGTCTACGCCTGCACGCTTCGCCTCTCTGCTGAGGATGCTGAACCGTTCGTCAAGCAACTCGAAAGCATTCATAAGCAGGCGTATGCCTATCACTGCAAAGACCAAAAGAAGAAGCAGCTCAAGACTGCGGACTTGCCGGTCAAGCCTGTGATTGACGATGACACCGGAGAAGAGACGGGTGATGTTGAAGTCAAGTTCAAATTGCCTGCAAAGGTCACAACCAAAACAGGCAAGTCTTGGGAGCAACGCCCCAAGTTGTTTGACTCAGCAAACAAACCTGTTGAGGATCGAGTTGGCGGCGGGTCAACCATTCGCATCTCAGCAGAGGTTCGTCCTTGGTTTGTCCCAACGATGGGAGTCGGTTTGACTCTTCGTATGAAAGCCGTACAGGTTCAAGAACTGAAGTCGCCATCCTCCGGTGGAGACTCTGCTTCCGACCACGGCTTTGATGAAGTTGAAGGCTTCAAGGCACAGACCTTTGAGGCTTCGTCTGAGTCCAACGGCACCGAAGACAACTTTGACTTCTGATGAAGATCACAATCCCTGTCCCGCCAGTCCCAGCTTCTCGTCCGCGAGTCACACGCTGGGGTGTCTACTACGGAAAGAAATATACGAACTTCCGTAATCGACTCAAGGAATTGCTCCCAGACCTTCTGGTGGGCAGGGAGGATCTTCCCGTATCTGGACCGATCTCTGTCCGCATCATCTTTCATTGCACCAAACCCAAGACCACCAAACTCAGTGCCCCACGGGGGGACATTGACAACTACCTCAAGGCGATCTTGGATTCTTGCAACAAGTTGGTGTGGGACGATGACGATCAGATTGTCCGGATCAATGCGTGCAAGTTGTACGCGGATGGCTGCGAACCAAAGATAGAGATGTGGATTGATGACAAATGAATCAGAGTTTCTGAAACACATACCATGCGAGACTTGCGGATCTTCGGACGGCAACTCTCTTTATACAGACGGTCACACATTCTGCTTCGTATGTGAGACTTGGAAGCCTGGAGACGGGCAGGAGGATACATTGATAACTGAAGCACCAACTAATAACAATCTCATCCAACATGACATCCGACCGCTGAAGAAGCGGGGGATCAATGTTGAGACTTGCCAAAAGCTGCGATATGGCATTGGTGATTACCAAGGCCAACCTGTTCACGTTGCTGATTACTGCGATGAGCGTGGGCATGTCGTTGCTCAGAAGGTTCGGTTCCCTGACAAGAACTTTGTCATGCTAGGTGAACCCAAAAAAGCTGGACTCTGGTGTCAACACCTTTGGAAAGATGGTGGTCGCAAAGTCATCGTCACCGAAGGTGAGATTGACTGCCTGACCGTGAGCCAACTCCAGGGCAACAAGTGGCCTGTGGTATCTCTTCCATCAGGAGCCGCTGGAGCAAAGCGTTCCATCCAACGATCAATCGAGTGGTTGGAGAAGTTTGATGAAGTGGTCTTCTGCTTCGACAACGATGACCCCGGACGCAAAGCAGCAGAACAGTCTGCACTTCTCATGTCACCTGGCAAAGCCAAAGTCGTGACGCTGCCTCTCAAAGATGCTAGTGACATGATGGTCAAAGGGAAAAGCAAAGAACTGATGGATGCCATATGGCAAGCCAAGACGTTCCGACCTGATGGGATTGTTCCAGGCGATGAACTGTGGGAAATCCTCACCACCAAAGATGACGTTGTGTCGGCCCCATACCCCTTTGAGGGGATGAACGACAAGACCGGCGGGATTCGTAAGCGAGAGCTGGTCACGTTCACTGCGGGGACTGGAATCGGTAAGTCAGCGTTCTGCCGTGAGATTGCCCATCATCTGCTGACCCTTGGTCACAAGGTTGGTTATATCGCTCTGGAGGAGTCTGTAAAGCGTACAGCCCAAGGAATCCTCAGTATCGACCTAAACCTCCCAATCCATCGCTGTGATGATGTGGATGAGGGAAAGATGCAGGAAGCGTTCAAGAAGAACCTTGGATCAGGCCGATGCTTTTTGTACGACCACTTCGGGTCGATTGATTGTGACTCATTGTTGAGCCGTATCAAATATATGGCGGTGGGTCTTGGAGTGGACTTTGTGATCCTTGATCACTTGTCCATCGTTGTCTCAGGCTTGGATGGTGGCGACGAACGTAGGACGATTGACCAAGCGATGACCCGACTTCGTTCTTTGGTAGAACAAACGGGTATTGGAATGGTGCTTGTATCGCACCTAAGGAGGCCAGATGGCAGGGCACATGAAGAAGGCGGACAAACCTCTCTCTCACAACTTCGTGGCAGTGCTGGTATCGCTCAATTGTCTGACATGGTTGTTGGCCTGGAGCGAGATCAGCAAGGCGAACATCCTAATATCACAACTGTCCGTATACTCAAGAACAGATGGAGCGGTGATACCGGAGAAGCCTGTCACGTTCAATATGACAAGGACAGTGGAAGACTCACCGAAACCCACTCCGATTTTGCCGACACCGCCAGCTCCGGAGGATTTGACGATGTGCCCTTCTGAACAAGAACTTTTCTTCAGTGCGATTCTGTTGGTGGAGACCGGCGGGCATCCTGATCCTGACAATGCGATTGGAGCGGCTGGCGAACTTGGTGCGTATCAAATCACTGAGCCTTACTGGAGGGATGCGGTCGAGCATCGTCCCGAACTTGCGGCAAACGGTGAGACATTCCAGAATGTTCGTGACCGAGGCTACGCCAAGCAAATCGTCATGTCTTACATTGACCGTTATGAGCCGGACAACTTCGATATTGAAGCGTGGGCGAGACTTCACAACTCCGGCCCAAACTGGAGAAGAAAGACTCACCTCACCGATACATATTGGGGCAAGGTCTTCGATCATGTTGACAACTGGCAGCGTGATTATTGGGACGATGCGAAAGCGAGGGTTCAATGAACTTAGCGTTTGACATTGAAACCAACGCCATCGACAACTTCCGTGATCTTGAGGGTCTGCGTGAAATCCATTGCTTGGTGCTTCAATGCCTGGACACTGGGACGCAGTGGAGATACTCAAGTAACGCAGGCAACATCAAAGAAGGTCTGAATCGTCTACGAAATGCTGACACGATTGTTGGACACAACATCATCAGCTTCGATATCCGAGCGATCAAAAAGTTGTACCCGCGTTGGGAATACAACGGGTGTGTCAGAGACACTCTGGTCATGGCTCGTTGCATCTATGCAAATCAACGTGAGTTGGACTTTGGGTTCATCAACAAAGGGTTCCCAAAGAATTTGATTGGATCACATTCGCTCAAAGCATGGGGCCACCGGATCGGTGCGTTGAAGGATGACTTTGGCGAGACCTCTGATTGGGAATCGTGGTCAATCGAGATGGAGGATTACTGTGCCCAAGACACTGCGGTCACTGCTCAACTTTATGGATACTTGATGAACATCGAGCCGAGCATTGACATGATTGATCTTGAACAAGACTTCCAGAAAATCTTGGTCGAGCAAGAGGAGTACGGGTTTCCATTTGACACGCACAGAGCAGAGCGTCTGTATTCCGAACTGGCATCCAAGAGAGATGACCTTGAGAAGTCGTTGAAGTCTTTGATTCCAGACAAGGTGATCGAGCGGGTGAGTGAGAAGACGGGACGCAAACTCAAGCCAAAGGTCATTGAGTTCAACCCCGCCTCCAGGCAGATGATCGCTGAGGCGTTGATTGAGAGATACGGGTGGAAGCCTGTAGAGTTCACGCCCAGCGGTCATCCCAAGGTTGATGAATCAATCTTGACCCAACTTGACTTCGACATCGTTGAACCGGTGGTGAAGTATCTCACTATCCAAAAGCGTATCGGGCAACTTGCCGAAGGCAAGGAAGCGTGGCTCAAGCTGGTGTCAAAGCAAGGCCGCATCCACGGGAGGATCAACGGGTGTGGCACGGTCACGGGAAGATGCACCCACTCCAAACCAAACATCGCACAGGTTCCTGCCTCTGGTTCTCTTTGGGGTCCAGAGTGCAGGAGCCTTTTTCAAGCACCGGGTGGATGGACTCTGGTTGGTGCAGACGCATCGGGTCTGGAACTCCGGTGTTTGGCTCACTACATGCACAGATGGGATGAAGGTTCTTATGCAAAAGAAATCGTTCAGGGAGATATCCACACCGCTAACCAAAAGGCCGCAGGTCTACCAACTAGAGGGGACGCAAAGCGATTCATCTATGCGTTCCTTTATGGGGCGGGTCACGAAAAGATTGGCTCGATTGTGGGCGGCGGTGTGGCTGAAGGTAAGGGACTTCAAGCAAAGTTTCTGAAGTCTCTTCCAGCTTTGCAAAGTCTCCGCAAAGCCATCGAGAACGGGATCAAGCACCGTGGGTATCTCATCGGTCTTGACGGCAGACGGTTGCCGATCCGTTCCAAACACTCTGCATTGAACACTCTGCTTCAGAGTGCAGGTGCAGTGATCATGAAGCAAGCCACGGTGGACTTGCATCGCAAACTCAAGGCCAGAGGGATTGAGTTCCATCAGGTCGCACACATTCACGACGAAGTGCAGCTCGTAGTCAGAGAGGACGATAAGGATGTCGCAGGCTCAATCGCGGTTGATTCGATCAGGGAAGCGGGACTTCCCTACAACTTCAAATGTCCCCTCGATGGCGAGTACCGTACTGGTAGGTCATGGGCTGAGACGCATTGAAGAGATGGCGTACTACGCTGGCATCATCGATGGGGAAGGCTGTATTAGTTACTACAAATCGCTGAGTGTTGCGGTGGAAGGTCTTTACCCAAAGACCCTCATCGACATGCACACAGTTTTTGGAGGCTCGGTATCAGAAATGAAAAGGGCCAACAAGCGTCGTTACTATCGGTGGCGGATCTACGGTCAAGACGCAGCTCGCTGCCTTCAAATGCTTTTGCCCTATCTCCGTGAAAAGAAAGAGCAAGCCGAAGTTGGCCTGGAAGCCATGTGTTATCCTAAGAACAGCGATAAGCGAAAGATGCTTACGGCTCATCTCAAGGCTCTAAAGAAAGTAGAACATGGACCAGAACCCACTCGACTTTGTGACAACGGAGACTCTCCTATCGGTTCTCAAAAGCAGGCTGGATTCTCTTGTTGTGCTGGGGACCAAAAAGATGACGGGGGAAGCGGACGATATGGTGATGGTCTTTCACGGATCTCTGGCGGAATGTCTTGGCCTGACAATGTTGTCACAGGAGATGCTGAAGGCGGGAGGACTGAGGGATGACGAAGACGATATTGATTGATGCTGACATCGTTCTCTACCAGGCGTGCTGTGCTTGCGAAGTGGCGACCGACTGGGGCAACGACATCTGGACTCTTGTTGCGGATGCTAAAGAGTGCCGTCAGCGGGTGGATGTGACCTTTGCTGATCTCAAGGAAGAACTCAAAGCTGATGAAGTGGTCATCTGTCTGAGCGACACCGAGAACTGGCGAAAGTCTGTTTATGCAGACTACAAGTCAAACCGCAAAAAGACGCGAAAGCCTTTGATCTACCCTGAGGTCAAGCAGTATCTCCTCAAGGTGTACCGATCATTCATGTGGCCTCAACTGGAGGCTGACGATGTTCTTGGGATCTTGGCGACCAGCAACCGGTACATCAAGGGAGAGAAGATCATTGTCTCTGAGGACAAAGACCTCAAGACAATACCTGGACTTCTCTACAACCCCGGTAAGCCTGAACTCGGCGTGGTTGAAATCACAAAGAAGGAAGCCGACCGTAACCACCTGATCCAATCACTGGCTGGCGACCGAACTGACGGATACCCAGGCTGCCCAGGCGTTGGTCCCAAAGGTGCTGAGAAGGTCGTAGATGAGGGGTGGGACGGTGTTGTTCAGGTGTATGAGAACGCCGGTATTACTGAGCAAGAAGCGTTGGTTCAAGCCCAAGTGGCTCGGATTCTTAGGGCCAACGAGTGGACTAAGACCAAGGGAGTAAAACTATGGCAACCAAAATGAATCGTGAGGAATACTTCAAGTTCCACCAAAAACTCTGCGAAGAGGCTTTGTCACTGTCCATCCGAAAGAACCATGATTATTCGGGCGGTCAAGACGGGGCCGACCCGTTCCTCAACTTCAAAGCTGTGGAACACATGGGAATGGGCGTGTCAACCGAACAAGGTTTCTTGGTTCGATTGGCGGATAAGATCCGCCGCCTCAGCGGTTTCTGTCGAACTGGTGAGTTCAAAGTGAGCGATGAATCCTTCAGGGATACCATCATTGACGGCATCAATTACCTTGCTTTGCTGGCGGCGTATTACGAATCCAAAGAAAGAGAGGGCTAAATGGCTTCCCCTATGAAGAACTTTCCTGAAGTCTCGAAAGCCCTTCTGGATGCTTTAGACAAGCGTTTCCCTGATCGTTGCCCGAATGAAGGCATGAATGATCGTGAAATCTGGATGGAAGTGGGATGTCGCCGCGTGGTGCGATTCTTGCAATCGGTGTATCAGGAGCAGAACGAATCGAGAATGGAGTCTTCTCTAGATGTGCATTAGTACGCCTGATATCCCCCCACCCCCACCGCCTCCGGCCCCACCGCCACCCGCTCCTCTTCCCCCCCAAGAGCGTGTGCGTGCTGCTGCTGGAGCTGGTCCGAAAACCCGTTCTCAAATGCGAAGAACTGGCGCACGATCCCTGCGAATTCCGTTGTCCGGTGCTGGCGGCGGCTCTGGCTTGAATGTGAGTTATTGAGGTACTAAATGAAAACCGCTCAGTCCATGTATGACTCCCTTCAATCGGAGCGGTATTCATATCTAGAGCGTGGCAGAGATGTCGCCAAGCTCACCATCCCGACCTTGTTGCCAGAGGAGGGAGCGAACTACTCCACCAAGTTCTCTACCCCCTATCAGAGTGCTGGAGCCAGAGGCGTAAATAATCTGGCTTCGGCACTTCTGTTGTCTCTCCTTCCCCCAAACTCTCCATTCTTCCGCTTGACGATTGATGACATGGCGTTGCAGGAACTCGGGCCTGAAGCTGAAGAAATCAAGACAGAGATTGACATTGCATTGTCCCGTGTTGAACGGGCGGTGATGCGTGATATTGAGACCAACAACATCCGAGTTGCGATGTTTGAGGCTCTCAAGCAGCTTATCGTGACCGGAAACGCACTCGTGTATTTACCAAAATCAGGTGGTATGCGGGTCTTCCGGCTGGATCGATATGTCGTAAAACGCTGTCCACTTGGGTTTGTCCGAATGATGGTCACAAAAGAGACCATCGCTCCCTCCATGTTGCCTCCAGAGGTCGCGGCATTGGTGGATGGTCAAGAGTCCACGATGGATACCGTGGATCTCTACACCTGTGTGAAGAGCATTGACCCTGAGAACTATGAAGTGTTCCAGGAGGTTGGTGGGCAAGAGGTGCCTGGATCTCGGGGAACCTTTGCCAAGAACGCTTCTCCCTACATTGCCCTGCGAATGAACCGCGTTGACGGTGAGTCCTATGGGCGTGGGTATGCCGAGCAATACTACGGCGACCTGAAGAGTCTTGAGGCTCTCTCGATGGCAGTTGTCGAAGGTTCGGCGGCTTCTGCCAAGGTTGTGTTCTTGGTCAATCCGAACGGAACCACCAGAGCAAGAACGCTATCGGAGGCCCCAAATGGAGCTATCAGGGAAGGCAGTGCTGCGGATGTGTCTACTCTGCAAGTTGGAAAGCAAGCCGATCTGCGCATTGCGTACGAAACAATCAACCAGATCAACGAACGGCTTGCGAATGCGTTCCTGCTTACTGAAGCGACCATCCGCCGTGCTGAACGTGTCACCGCAGAAGAGATCCGATTAGTTACCCAATCCATCGAGCGGCAGCTTGGTGGTATCTACTCGGTTCTTTCGCAGGAGTTCCAACTTCCGTTGGTCAACCGGATCATGGAGCGGATGAAAAAGAACAACCTTCTTCCTCCTCTCCCAGCAGACATCGTGCAACCCACGATTGTCACAGGTATTGAGGCTTTGGGTCGGGGGCAAGACCTCAACAAACTCGATGTATTCTTGGCTGGTGTGGCTCAACAACTTGGGCCGCAAGCACTGGCACAGTTTGTAGACCTTCGCGAATACATTGATCGTAGAGCGGCATCTCTCGGGATTGATACTGAAAATCTTATCAAGAGCCAAGAACAGATCGCCGCTGAACAACAGGCTCAACAACAGGCTGCACTGACTCAACAGTTCGGCCCGCAAGCCCTAGAACTCTTCGGTAAACAACAACTGAAGAGCATGGACATGCAGCAAGAGGAAACCCAACAAGATGGCTGATCGAGTTCAAATGACAACTGAAGATGGCGGAATGCCTGATGAATTGATGACCAACGCCCCTGAGGTCAATGAAGAGGCGGTGGCAGAAGAACGCCCCGAGTGGCTCCCAGAAAAGTTTGAGTCTGCCTCTGATTTGGCAAAGGCTTACTCTGAGTTGGAGTCTCGGATGGGTAGCCAAGAGTCCCCAGAATCCCAAGAGGTGACTGAGGATGTAGACGCTTCGGATCGTGAAGCCTTGACGATGGATGACATTCGTCCGTTCTCTGAAGAGTTTGCCGAAAAGGGTGAACTCGGTGAGGAGTCCTACCGAAAGCTGGATGAACTCGGATTCCCAAGAGAGTTGGTTGACAACTACATCCAAGGCATGGCTGCATACTCGCAGCAACAGTCCACTCAAATGATGGCGGCGGTTGGAGGCGAAGAGTCATACAATCAGATGACCGAGTGGGCATCGAAGAGTCTTAGTGAAGCCGAAATCAACGCTTACAACGCAATCATGGATAGCGGCGATCCCTCACAGATTGATATCGCTGTCCGTGGCATGCACGCTCGTTTTAAAGCAAACGACACGGAACCAAGCCTTATCCAAGGAGATACTGTCAATGTCAATAACGGCTTTAATTCAACGGCTGAAGTCACTGCTGCGATCAACGATCCTCGGTATCGCAAAGATCCCGCTTACCGTAAAGAGGTTCAGCGTAAAATTCAGATGTCGAAAGTGTTGTGATGAATAAGACAGCACTTGGTATCGGAGCCGTATGGGTAGCCCTTGGAGCTGGGATCTACTTCATGTCTGGCTGCGCCCTTGACGATCTGATTCAAGTCAGTGTTCCCAAGGGTGTCCAAACGGCAACTCAAACTGCATCCACCATCAAACTTTCTGATGCTGAATACACCTGGACTGAATGGCAGAACTTTGTTGATGTCAATACCGCAAAGTTTCAAGAGTCCATCGACGATGCCAACAAGGTCTGGGGCGTTGCCTCCAGCGTTGTGAACATCGGTGCTGACTCTGCTGCCGGTCCACTCTCTCAGCTTCCAGGCGGAGCGGCCCTAGTTTCGGGCCTGTCTCTTGCCACTGGTCTCTTCCTTCGTCGCCCAGGCGATGCCAAGCGTGAGGCCAAGGAAAAAGAACGATCATTCAACGCCGGTTTGGCTCAGGGCAAGGCTCTGGTCGAAACGGTTACCAACTCTTGACCCTCTTAGGGTCGCCATAAGCAGGCCCGCTGCGGCGGACAACTTGACTGATGGGCGAATCTAACGGTCTGTGTGTGTTTTCTAACTCTATTAACCCTTTATAGGAATCTTTCCAATGGCTGACGCTTCTGTCACTCGTCTTGGTCAGGACAGCCTTGCGGGGGCCACAGACGCTCTGTTCCTCAAAGTATTCTCCGGCGAAGTTCTCGCCGCCTTTGAAGAGCGGAACGTGATGATGCCCTTGCACAATGTCCGGACCATCACTTCGGGCAAATCTGCCCAATTCCCCGTTTTTGGTAAAGCCATCGCCAAGTACCACACCCCAGGTGCGGACATCATTGACGATGGATCTGAGCTGATCGGAATGACCGAGCGCACTGTCGCTATTGACCAACTCCTTCTCTCGAAGGTCTTCATCGCCAACATTGATGAAGCAATGGCTCACTACGACGTTCGTTCGATCTACTCCCGTGAACTCGGATTTGCTCTTGCCAACCATGCTGATGAAGCATGTATTCGTACCGTTATCGCAGGTGCGCAATCCGCACTGACCGATCCCAACCCTGTTGAGCAAGGTTCAACTGGTAAAGAAGGCGCACGCCTCGATACCGGAACAACCGGAGACGGTGTTATCGATCAAATCATCGAAGCAGCTCGTCTGATGGACGAAGCTAGTGTTCCCGCTGATGATCGCTACTGCCTCCTGACTCCCGAGTATTACTACAAGGTTGTCGCGTCTGCTGGTTCTTCCAACACCGCTGGTGCAGTGATGAACCGTGACTTCGATGGTTCCGGTAGCATCTCAACCGGTCGGTTCACCAACGTCGCTGGTGTGAACGTGATGATGAGCAATCACATCCCAACCTCCAACGAAGACTCTGGTGCTGCCACGGTGTTTGAATCCACCAGCATTGCTAACGACATTTATGCCGGTAGCGGTGTGGGTTACGGTGGTCTCAACTTCACCAACACCAACGGAATCGTGTTCCAGCGAACCGGTCTCGCAACTGTGAAGTTGTTGGATCTCGCCCTTGAAACCGAATACTCTGTTCGGAACCAAGGCACGTTGATGGTTGCCAAGTACGCAATGGGTCACAACTTCTTGCGTCCTGAGTGCTGCTACCACCTCCGTACGGCTTCGCCGTAATCGGATTCTTGAGGAACCCTTTCTCCTCCTCTTCACGGGTAGGCTCACTTCGGTGGGCCTGCCCCTTTTTCTAAAGGAACCCTATGGCTCTCGCAAAAACTACAAGGCTTCAAGCCGTGAACACCATGCTGAGTACGATTGGTGAAGCACCTGTCAACACTCTTACCGGCACGGTTGGAGTTGATGTAGCAACCGCAGAGCGGGTTCTGGATGAGACATCTTTAGAAGTCCAGTCGATGGGCTGGCATTTCAATACTGTTCCTGAGGTTGAGTTGACACCGGACTCATCAACAAAACTCATTACGGTGGCCCCGAATGTTGTTCGGATCGATGTTGAGAGTTCAGCAACGCATGACTTGGTTCTCCGAGGAGATACGCTCTTTGATCGAAAGAACAACACCAACCAGTTTGATGAATCCATCAAGAAAGTCACGGTCGTAACGGCCTTAGATTTTCAAGATATGCCTCAACTGGCTCGTCACTACATCACTATTCGAGCGGCCCGAATCTTTCAGGATCGGGTTGTTGGCTCAGAGAAGCACCACACCTTTACCCTGCGGGATGAGATGATGGCCTTGTCGAGGCTGAAGGAATACGAGATGGACACTGGAGATCACTCGATCTTCGACAACTTTACTGTTTCGCGTGCATTGCGTAGAGAGCCACCTATCAACGAGGTTCACTGATGGCCTTTATTTCTCAGACGGTTCCTAACCTGATCCAAGGTGTGTCCCAGCAGCCGGATTCTCTCCGGTACAACACCCAGGCTCAAAAGCAAGATAACGCTTACGGAACACCTGTGGATGGTCTAATCAAACGGCCCCACACTGAATTCATCGACAAGCTCTCAAGTGCGGATGCCTCAGCAAACCAATTCTTTCATTCGATCAATCGTGATGAAAACGAGCGGTTTATTCTTGAGATTACGGAAGCGTCCACCCCAACCGTGAAGGTCTATGACACCACAGACGGGGCCGAAAAAACAGTGCATGTTCCGGATGGAACAACTTATCTGGATGCTTCTAGTCCATCCACGGCTTACAAAGCGTTGACCATCAGCGATGTCACGTTCATTGTCAACACTGAGAAGACCGTTGCCAAGGATACGGATTCTGCTGACCTTGGAAGCATTGGGTACAGCCTAGATGTCTCTGACTTCCGAGCGGATGTCAACAACGATGGAAGTGTCACAGACCTAACCAGCGATTTCCTGAGGGGACATGAGAAGCTGGTGTACGTCAAGCAAGCGTTGAATGACAGCGAATATCGGATTGAGGTCAAGGCTGCTGGTGCAAGTCACCTGAGTAGATCCGGAAACACCACAGTCGATGCAACTGTCCGTGTGATGGCGAAGACCGAGGACACATCAGGTAGTGGCGGGATGACGAACGCTTGCCAGCCTGGTGAATTGTCGGGAAGTTTGTTGGATTTGAATACAGATCCAGAAGGCATATGTGCCGCATGGATGGGACTAATGCTCGATAACGGTACTGCTGCCGCCGATGATGGAGAACACTTTGTAAAACCGATTGATACCTCAGGATCGGGCCTGACATCAGGAGCCGCCACGCGGTTCGCCAGTGGTGACTTCAAGCAATCAGTCATTGTTCGTCAAGGCAATGTCACAGGTCAGGGACGTGCGGCCATCGCACACGGTTCTTCAAAAAATGTGGGGGGTCGCGGCCCTGTTCTCCACTTTGTCAGTCACGCCGGTCTGACCTCATTTGATATCAATGTGGAGTCTCCCCAACAAGAACAAACTGCGGTTGTGATCGACAGTTTGAAAGGTGTTCAGTCCTTTGTGGATCTCCCGCCGTACGCTCCTGATGGATTCATCGCCAAGGTCAATGGAGATCCCGAGTCAGCCGCAGACGACTATTTCGTTGAGTTTGTCTGCAACGAGTCTGGAGGGTTTGGTAACGGATACTGGAGAGAGACTCTCGGTGTCAAAGAGTTCACCAATGTCTTGGGGCAAGGCCAAGGCCGTCCTGAAGGCATCGAGAAGTCGTTTGATTTCACCACCATGCCTCACATCCTGATCCGGCAGTCTGATGGGTCATTCATGTTTACGAAGGCTGATGGAACAAAAGCACCTACAGGTGCGCCCAGCGGTGCTGACTACTCGAACTTCAAGTGGGCCGACCGCAAGGTTGGAGATAATGAGACCAACCCGTTCCCGTCCTTCACTGATAAGAAGATCAGTAACATTTTTCTTCACCGAGGAAGGCTGGGCCTGACTGCTGAAGAATCTGTGGTTATGTCCTCAGCAAACGAATTCTTCAACATGCACCGGACAACAATGACCACGGTTCTTGATGGAGACCCCATTGATACCGATGTGTCCTTCCGTAAGGTGTCATTGATTCGCCACGCGATCCCATTCAATCAGAACCTAATTCTGTTCTCCGACACCGATCAGTTCGCCCTAACAGGATCTCCGAACCTAACTCCGATTACTGCTCGGATTATCCCGATCACTTCTTACGAAAACGTGATTGATGCGGACCCAGTTCCCGCTGCCTCCAGCCTCTTCTTTGGGTTCAACCACGGTAACTTTGCGGGCGTTCGAGAGCTGTTCCCAACCGACTCTACAAACTTTGATGCTCTTGACATCACTGAGGCTGTCCCTGCTTATGTTCCAGGCAAGGTCAGACAGTTCGCATCCTCAACTGATGAGAACATCATCGCTGTTCTTTCCTCAACTGAGACAAGCTCGATCTACATTTACCGATACTACGAGGTCGGAAGCGGGTCTCAGAAGCGGAAGATTCAGTCTGCTTGGAGTCGATTCACGTTTGGATCGGATGCGAACATTCGCCACATCTCATTTATGGATGAAGATTTGTTCCTGATGGTTCAAAGAACCGATGGTCTTCACCTGGAAAAAATGCGGATTGAAACAAAGCTGGTCGATACCGGACTGAACTTTCGAGCCATGCTGGATCGTCGGATTACCTACGCAGGGACGGATGGAACGATTACAGCGTCATTCTCAGCAGCGACTGGGAACACCACATTCACATTCCCTTATGCCAAGCGGGGCCGTAATCTTGATGGCCTGATCAACAATGGTGTTCGTGTCAATGTCGTGACTCAACCGTCTGATGGAGGAACCACCTTGGTCTGCGAGGGAGACCTAACGTCAAACACCATCTTCTTTGGTGAGGCTTATGAGATGGACTATGAGTTCTCCACGGCTTACCTCAGGACATCCTCACAGACCGCAGGTCAACAACCAATCGTCACTGGCCGCTACCAGCTTCGGTTTGGTAACATCATCCATGAGGACACTGGATTCTTTACCGTGGAAGTTGCAAGTCCAAACCGTGATACAGCCGTGTCCACCTTCAGTGGGGTCGTGGTTGGTCAGGATGCGACTGATGCCCTCAACCTATCGGATGGCACGTTCAGGTTCCCAATCCTCCTGAAGAACACCGATGCAACCATCAACATCAAGAATGACTCACCGTTCCCCAGCAAGTTCATGGCGGCAGCGTTTGAGGCTTCTTACAACACCAAGGTTCGCCAGCGTCTCTAATGAGTGATCTTGTCCGCTACGCTCGGATGCGTGACATCAAGTATGTCGCTGAGAACATGCGTGAGGTTGACATTCAGGAGATTCAGGCCCACACAGGCAGAGATCCATACTCGACCCTGAGGTCTGGATATGAGAACTCACATGAGTGTCATGCGATTCTCTACCCCTATGACAAAAAAGAGGTCATGGGGATCTTCGGGGTGTCTCCAAGTCCTGATGACAAACTTGGCATCATCTGGATGCTGGGTACAGACAGGATCGCTGAGGTTCCGATGCACTTCCTCAGACACTCCCGTTCTGTGATTGACGAACTACATCGCCGTTATCACTTGCTTGCCAATGTGATGGATGAGCGGAACAAGGTGCATCAAAAGTGGCTCCAATGGTTGGGGTTTACATTCATTCAAAGACATCCAGAGTATGGCGTTGAGAAGCGTCCATTCTTGGAATTTGTGAGGTTGAAGGACTGATCTATGTGTACGCCTACAGCCTTTATTGCGTTGACGATTGCTCAAGGTGCTGCGTCATATGCGGGAGCAAGGGCAACCGCAAGTGCCCAAGAAGCGGCTGCTCAACAGTCCTACGACTTGAACAAGGCCAACGCTGAACAATCAGCGATGAACCAGTACCGGCAGATTCGCCAGCGTCAGGCACAAGAGAACGAGAAGTCTGCCCAGGAGATCCAAGAAGTCTCCAGGCGTGCGCTCAAGGCTCGATCTACCGCGATGGTGCAGGCGGCTGAGAAGGGCGTGTCCGGTCGCAACCTCGCTGATCTGTTCCAAGACTTTGAGCGTCAAGAGTCTGAGTACCGCAACATCTCACTGCGTAACCGTGCGTTCCGAGAGATGGCCTATGACGATCAACTTGAGGCTGTCCGATTGGGTACTCAATCTCGCATCATCAATGCTCTGCCTGCTCCAGTCGCCAAGCCCAGCTTCATCGCTACGGCTCTCAGGGTTGGCGGTCAGATCGCTGGCGGCATCGGAGACTTCCAAGATCCTAATCCAGAGGCTACCGACTAATGTCACAATCTCAATTTGATGTCGATCTCGGTCTGTTCAAACAAATCGAACCTGCGGCACGGCCCATCGACACTTTTGCTCCAGTACGGATCAAGGCTCCTGACGCTGGCTCTCAACTTCGAGAACTTGCTGCGGGTCTTTCTACGTTCAACAAGGGTTTGACTAAGTTTGGATTGGAGCAAAAAGCTGAGCAAGATGAAAAAGACCGCGTACTTGGCGAGGCGGACGCTGCCGAACTCACACAAGCAGATCGAATCGAGATTGCCCGTCAAGGAATCAGGGACGCTGAGAAAGCGGGACTCATCCCAAAAGGACTAAGCCCTGTCCGTTTGATTGCGATTCAAGAGGCCGTTGGTCGTGACATCGCACGCGATTATGAAAGCAGAGCGTTTGCCCTGTTGCCTCGTCTCACCGATCCAACCAACAATGAAAACATTGATGAAGCGTTCGAGGCCGAGTGGACAAAAACTAACCTGCAATCTGAGTCGTTCTACATCACCTCGGCAGCTCTGAAGGAGCGAGCCAACATCGACCAACGGTTGATCCGGCAAGCAACGGTTGAACGGGGTCGGAACACTTATGCGCTCAACAAAGAGCAACATGCAGATGATCTTGCCAGAGACTTGGACATTGCTGACAGCAAAGGCGAAGAGTTTACGACTAAGGAGATTGAAGCGTGGATGAACAAGGGACGCGATGAGTTTGGAGCGTCGTTCTTTGAGGAAGGCTGGCAGCGAATCCAAGCACAAGCGTTTGACTTGGCAAGGGATGGTAAATTAGAAGAAGCCGAGACATTGTTGGTGAACTTTGAAAATGCAAACCCATCCGGTCAGAAGGGCGCTGACATGGGGCGGAAGTATGCTGATGAGATTTCTTTGGCAGAGGCAAGGGCCGAAGAACTTGCGGAACGCTACGAAGAGAACGAAAAGCGAAAACAAGAGCAAGAACGTGATGAGGCTCGCAAGCAAAAGGTTGAGGAGGCGGATCGAATCAGGGACGCTGTTGGAGAACTTGTTGTCGGTCTTGGTGACGAAGTTCCGGATCGGTCAGAGTTTCGAGAACTTGTTCAGTCAACACTGAAAGAAAAAGGATTCTCTCCTGCGTTGATTGGTCGTTACATGACTGACGAGTTCTCCGGTGATTACAGCAGCCTCCAAGACCCTCAGGCTAAAGAAGATGTAATCGCCGCGTTGGCTGGGGCTAGAACACTGGAGGAACTTCGGTCTCTTGCAGACGAACTAGGTGCATCTAAGATTCAACTAATAGAAGCAGAAAGGCGACTGGACACGAAACGTGATGCATTGCTGTCCCAAGTATCTAGGTTGGTTAGCCCAGAGTTGGGTATTTGGCAGAATGAAATAGATGTTCTTCTTGATAATCTTCCCTCTGAAAATAGGGAGTTACGGGCAAAGATCATTCGGCGTGAACTCGGTGCTTTCCAAGAAGAAGTGAATCGCGTGACTAAGGAGGTTCGTGATAACAACCAAGACTTCACTATTGGTGAGGTAGCACGCGAAGTCCAACGACGCATGGCTGAGTGGAACACGGAAAACATCGGAAGGTTGAACAACGCTGATGATGTGAACGCTCCAGTCAACGAGGTAGCCGAAGCAAGATTTGAAATGCCTTCACTCTCGCGGCTTCCTGCCGATCCAGAAGGTGATGAATTCGCAGGAGAAGGTGTTCTTGACGGACTCTTCGCCGGAAGGCTTGGAAACAGGGTCGGAGATTACTTCGATCAGACAACCGCCCAAGGTCGAGAACAATACGCACGCGAGAATGTTCAACCCATCGTTCGAGAGGAGTTGATTGCGGCGGATCAAGCTATATCACTGGCGGTCGCGGGACGAACTCGCACCGATCCACGATCTGGTCGCCCTGATCCAAGGTTTACAACATTTGATCGTCAGGCGCTGGATCAACAAGGTACTCCAGCTCGTCGCTACCGATCTGCTGTCCTGTTCACTGGAGTCTCCATTGAGGATCTTGAACGTGGCACGTTTGAGAACGGGGTGACGATTGTTGACGAACTTAGAAATCCAAAAATGACTCCGTTCTTCCCAAATAAGAAGGCACTGGAAGATGCTCTGGATGAGTACGACAACGCCACCCCTGAAGCCCAAAGTGGAACATTGATTGGGCGACTGATCACTGAACTGGGGGCCGAAAACACAGGAACCGCAGATCAGTTTGCCACGATGCAAGGTCTTCTTCTTCAACGTAGAGGTATGAACTAAATATGTCACGACTTGATGAACTACTCGCTCAAGTACCCCAAGAAGAGATTGATGCCGCAGCCCAAGAAGAATCTGGATTCTTCGACGTTGCTGGCGACATCCTTGCGGCCCCATTCCGTGGTGTCGAAGGTGCAGTCCAAGGCATCTACAACCTCGGGGACATGCTGACGTTTGACCTCTTGCCTGACTACGACAACCGTTTGCTGGGCGAGTCATCAACCACTGCCGGTGGGATTGTCGAAGGTATCTCTCAGTTCGCCAGCGGCATGTTTGTTCCAGGCGTTGGTGGCCTCTCGATTGCCTCGAAGCTGGGCAAGTTGGGTAAGGCTCGCACGTTGCTGACGCAGGGTTCAAAGTCGAGAGAGATCGCCAAGTTTGCCGTAGGTGGTGCAGTCACGGACTTTGCGTACTTCGATGGTAAGCAAGGTCGGCTGTCTGATCTGATTCAACAAAACCCCTCGCTTCAGAACCCGATCACGGAGTTCTTGCAATCAGAGGAGGACGATACTCAGATCGAAGGTCGCCTCAAGAATGCCGTGGAAGGCTTGGGTCTTGGTCTTCTTGCTGATGGGATCATCGCAGGAGCCAAGGGGCTTCGTGCTGGAGGTAAGGCAAAAGCGGACGGAGCGTCTCCCGCTGCTGTCGAAGAGGCGATGAGAAAGGCCGAGGGTGAGCATGCTCCTGCTCCCAAAACAGAGCCAGATGATTTGGTCTTTGAAGCCGAAGAAGGAGCCTTTTATCACGGAACCGCCTCAGATTTAGATGCTGGTTCGGTTGATCCATACGCAACTTCAGTGTCCGGTCTGTATGGTCCGGGGCTGTATCTCACCGACAATCCCAATGTTGCATACGGATACGCGAAGACCAGATCCAAGCAGGCAAAAGGCGATAAATCTGCCAAGGTCTTCAAAGTCAACTTGGGTGAAACAAACCTGATTGATCTCGATGCAAAAGCGGTCGATGCTGATCCAGCGGTTCGGGAGAAGTTTGAGGGTTTCTACAACGGGACTTTAGGTTTTGATGGGAACCTTAAAGAATCCTCAAGTTATTTCGACAACATGACTTTGGGTCAAATCTACGAAGAAGCTACTGACATTCTGTCTGAGGCACGAATCAGTCGAGAAGAAGCGTTGAACTATATTGACCCATTCCAAGGTGACATCATGGCTTTGGGTTATGACGGGTTCCGTCACCTTGGTGGAGGGCGGGTAGGAAAAGTTCGTCACAATGTCGCCATCCTTTTCGATCCATCCGGAAAGACTTCATCAGGCCGTCCGAATCCGATTCAGGGTATGGAAGACATCGTGGGTTCTGGAAAGCCTCGTCCAAAAGCTACGCCTGTAGAAGAAGATGCCACTCCTGGTGCAGGGCCAACGCCTGAGCCTCCAAAAGAACCCGAGTCAGCCAGTGAGTTCCTCGCTGGTGTTGAGGCTGACGATCTCACAGGAAAGCCGCCGTCAGAGCGATTGAACATTCGTCGGGTGTCTGATCAGGACAGCGGCAAGCGGGTCGTGAAGGGAACTCTTGATGAGATGGAGGCTCGCGGAGAGTTTGATGATGTCCGGTCTAAGTCTTTTGAAGAACAACGGGCCGATGCTGCATCGGTGGCTGCGGACTTGGCTGATGCCACAGGCGATGCTTCACTGAAGAATCTTCAAGGCGTTCTCAAAGATAAAGAAGATGCTCTTACCGAAGCACTGCCAGCGTTGACTGCGGTTCGTGAGACTCTTTCCCAGGCTGCCGCTGAAGCCGGTCAGATCGCCCGTAAAGGTGCGAGGGCAACTTCCTCGGAGAAGATGGAGTTCTTGCTTCTTCAACAACGCATCGAAGTCTTGTCAAAGACTGCGGTAAACATGCAGCGAGCCGTGGCTCGGCAGTTGGGACTTCAGCGGTTCATCCCCAGCGTGGACGCAAACGTCAGACTTCTTCCTGATGACTTGGTGAAGGGGGGAACAGACGCTGGGAAAGCTGCACAAGATCAACTTCTCCGTGACCTCGGAGGCGGGGATGCGGCTGAAGGTCTTGCACGGGTTGATTCGATGATGGAGAAGTTTGCTGCTGCCGCTTATCAAAACCCAATGCGTGCGGTCGGTCTGGCTAAAAACGGAGGTAAGCTCAACTTCATCGGGTACTGGATGAACAGCATCCTGTCTGGACCAACGACTCACATGGTCAACATCGCATCCGGTGTCTTTACCACAGCGTTCCTCCCGATGGAACGAGCGTTAGGACAACTCCTCACCGGAAACCTTGAAGCCGCAGGTCGAGAGGTGGCAAAGTACGGGTATATGTTTGAAGCATTCAACGATTCTCTTTCAGCCGCCAAGTTGACGCTGAAGCAAGGTGAGAATGTCTTGGACTCTTCAGTCATGGTTCGTGATGACCTGAAGGCCGGAATCATTTCCACGATTGATGAGAATGTGGATGACGCTGTGTCTGCTTCTCAGAAATGGATCACCGGCATCATCAACACCCCCAGTAGATTCTTGGCGGCAGAAGACGAGTTCTTCAAGCAACTGAACTACCGTGCCGAGGTCAAGGCTGGACTCTATGACCAAGCGGTACGCCGTGGACTCAAGGGCGATGAAGCCGCCGTGTTCGTTGCTGATGGTTTCGAGAGAGTGACTAAGAACGGGCAGCTCTACAACGAGAAGAACCTTCTTCAGCGTGCGGACATTGAGGCCAAGAGATTGAAACTCGATCCGTTGAATACCCCCGATCAGTATCAGAGATTTGTCAAAGAGTTCATGGCAAAGAACTTCGACAAGCAGTTTGCTGACATTGCTGAGACAGGGCTGGGGCGAGCGAGAGAAGCCACCTTCACAACTCCGTTGACGAAGGATCGCGGTGGGGTTATTGATATTGGACGATCCGCAAACAAAGCGGTGAACGAACTTCCGCTATTGAGGTTTGTTCTCCCGTTCGTCAGAACACCTGCAAACCTTCTGGACTTCTTCTTCAAACGATTTGTTCCTACTGAGGGACTTTCAGTGATTGCACGAAAAACCAGAAGGGATCTTCTGTCATCCGATCCTCAGGTCCGCGCTGAATTTGTTGGAAGAATGGCAACCGGAACAATGATGGTCTCAGGGGCCGCAATCTTGCACGCCTCTGGTCGCCTCACTGGAACCGGTCCAACAGATCCATCTCGCCGTGCGTTGCTCGAAGAGGCCGGATGGCAACCCTATTCGATTCTCGTTGGCGACAAGTATGTCTCATACCGACGATTCGACCCGTTTGCTGGGTTCTTGGCTGCCGTCGTTGATTTCGCTGAGGGAGCGAGTTATGCCGAAGAAGAATCAGATGATGAAATTCGCAATTCGTTCGCTGGACTTGTCTTTGCTGCTGCTCAGTTCAATAAGAACCGTTCGTTCTTCCAAGGTATTTCCAACCTTCTGAGTGCCGCATCGGAACCAGAGCGGTTCGGCCCCGGACTTGCGGAACAGTACGCAGGTTCGCTGGTTCCCTCATTCCTCGCTCAACTCAAGCCTGCGTTCGGTGACTCCGAAATCAGAGAGGTTCGAGGACTCGTCGATGCGATGCGTAATCGTATTCCTGGGCTTGCGGAAGGCTTGGAAGGTCGCAGGAACATCTTCGGAGAGAACACCACTCGTCCCACCGGACCTTTGGCAATCGACCCGTTCCCCTACACCGAGGTCAAGGAAGATGTCATCTCTGAGGAGTTGATGAAGATTGGTATGCGGAATGGTATCTCTCGCCCGCGTGTCCGTAAGAATGGACTGGACTTGACCAACTACACCAACTCCAAGGGTCAAACTGCATACGACCGTTGGCAAGAACTTCATGGCAAGGTCAAGCTCAAGGGTCGGACGCTGCGTGACGCAATGAGTCGACTGATCCGATCCCGCGATTACCAGCGGCTCACCGAAGAATCGAACTCCAACTACGACTCACCTCGGGCTGAGGCTCTGCGTCGGTTGGTGTCTCGATACCGTGCCGAGGCATATAAGCAACTCCTCCGTGAGTTTGATGACCTTCGCACTGACGATGTGAACAACAACTTGAACCGTAAGGCTCTCCGAACTGGTAAGAGCCTGTCTCAACTTCGTGCTTTGATTGGAGAAGAATAATGGCGGATGCCTCACTCACCTACACCGGCCTGTCAGGTAGTCAGGCTACGTTCTCTACCGCGTTCACTGGCGGTACAGCTCTGGATGCCTCACACATCGTTGTGAAAGTCGGCGGGGTCACTAAGACCATCACGACTCACTACACCGTGGCGGCAGACCGTCAGTCCATCACGTTTACTTCAGGCAACGAGCCGAGTGCAAACGTGGTGGTAGAACGAGTCACCCCTCGCACCTCAGCGACCCGTCTGGTTGA